CCCACGCGCAGATTAAATCCCCTATTTCAACAGGAATCAGCACCAAATGGCAGGAGCAAAAGGCAAGAGCGGCGGCGCCCGAGCTAACGCCGGGGGTGCGCGTGCGAATTCTGGCGGTGCTCGCCCTGGCGCTGGCCGTCCGCCAAAGCCGAAGCCTGAGCCGGTTCGCATGCCTGATTCAGACATGCTGACGCTTCTTCAAAATGTAGCCCTTGGCTATACAGAGGCCACGTCTATTCAGGTGCGCGCTGCCATCGCCGCGGTCCAGTACACGCATGTGAAGAAGGCTGACGGCGGGAAGAAGGATGAGCAGGCCGACAAGGCTAAAGCGGCGGCGGCTGGAAAGTATGCCGCCCGAAGTGGCCCACGCTTGGTGTCGTCCAAGTAAGTCATGGATTGGTCTACGAGCTGCCCCGATTGGGAGCGGCGGATTGTTGCGCGTGAGTCGCTTATTGCGATGTCGCCGCTTTTCCCTGATGAGGCTGATGCGGCTTGGGATGTTTGCGGCGGCTTGCGCCTGGTTGACGTGGCTGGCCAGCCCCTGCTAAGGGACGCCGCGCTGCCTTGGACTCGTGATTTTGTGCGGGCCATCTTCGGGTCGTACAACCAAGAGGACGGCAGGCGCTATATCAACGAGTACCTGCTCATGGTGTCCAAGAAGAACGCCAAGAGCAGTATCGCGGCGGCCATCATGTTGACGGCCCTGGTGATGAACTGGCGCCCATCGGCTGAATTGTTGATTCTGAGCCCGACGAAGGAAATCGCGGACAACAGCTACAAGCCTATCCGCGACATGATCAAGGCCGATCCTGAGCTAGATGCACTGCTCAAGGTGCAGGACCACATCAGGACAATCACGCACCTCGGGAACAATGCCTTTCTCAAGGTGGTGGCGGCGGACAGCGACACGGTGAGCGGCAAAAAGGCCAGCTTCGTGTTTGTGGATGAGTTGCATGAGTTCGGCAAGCAGGCTAATGCCTCAAACATGCTGCTGGAAGCCACAGGCGGCCTTGCCTCACGCGCTGAGGGGTTTGTGATCTATGCGACCACGCAATCGGCCGACCCGCCGGCTGGCGTGTTCAAGGACAAGTTGAGTTATGCGCGAAAGGTGCGCGATGGCGTGGTGAAGGATCGAAAGTTCCTCCCGCTCATCTATGAGTTTCCAGACTCCATGCTGAGGGATGGGGCGCACAGGGATCTGAAGAACGCCTATGTGACCAATCCCAATTGGGGCGCATCGGTCGATATTGAGCGGATCACACAGCTTCACAGTCAAGCATCAGAGGGCGGTGAAGAGGCGTTCAGAGAGTTCCTTTCAAAGCACCTGAATGTCGAAATCGGGATGGCCTTGCGCTCTGATCGATGGGCGGGTGCTGACTACTGGCAGCAGCAGGCAGACCCTGGCCTGACGCTGGAGGGGTTGATTGATCGGTGCGAGGTGATTGACCTTGGTATCGACGGCGGCGGGCTTGATGACTTGTTGGGCTTCTCGGCCATTGGGCGCGAGGCTGGCACCGGAAAGTGGTTGGCGTGGCAGCGGGCCTGGGCTCACCCGTCGGTGATGGAGCGGCGCAAGAGCGAAGCGGCCCGTTTTAATGACTTCCGCAAGCAAGGCCACTTGTTCATTGTCGAAAACATCGGCGAGGACATTGAGCAGCTTGCCGGTTTCGCTGCCCAGTGCAACGACTCCGGGAAATTGGACATGGTTGGCGTAGACCCTGGCGGTTTGGGTGGTGTGCTTGATGCCCTGGCGGCGGCCAACATCCCCGCCGAAAAGATCGTGGGTGTGTCGCAAGGTTGGCGCCTTGGCGGATCAATCAAGACGGCAGAACGAAAGCTGGCCGGGGGCGTGCTGATACATGACGGATCGCCGCTCATGAATTGGTGCGTAGGAAATGCCAAGGTTGAGCCACGAGGCAACTCGATTCTGATAACGAAGCAGGCCAGCGGCACGGCCAAGATTGACCCGCTTATGGCCTTCTTCAATGCAATTTCATTGGTCTCGCTTAACCCCGATGCCAAGAATTCCTCATTCTGGGACCGAGCTTGAAAATACTTGACCGACTGTTAGGCCGCAAGGCCGCCCAGCTCACCTACGATCAGGTGGCAAACCTGATTGATGGCACTAGCGGCGGCACAGTTGCGGGCGTGACTGTCACGGACAAGACTGCGTTGCAGGTTTCGACCGTCCTGGCGTGCGTGAAGGTGATTGCTGATGGCTGCGCTACGCCGAACCTGAATGTATTTCGTGAGAAGTCAGACGGCACCCGCGAGAAGGCGGTCAACATTCCAGAGCACCGGCTGTTAAGTCGTCGCCCGAATGAGTGGCAAACGTCATTTGAATGGCGTCGCCAGATGACGATTCACGCTGCTTTGACCGGCACCGGCCTATCAATCAAGGTTCGTGGTGACAATCGGCGCGTGCGCGAGCTGATCCCTGTCCAGCCTGGTCAGTGGAGCATGCACCGTAACTCCCGGTATGAGATGGTCTATCGGTGCTGGGATCAATTCGGGATCATTGGCGAGTTTTCACCTGATGACGTTTTCATCATCAACGGCGTGCAGTGGGATTGGTGCTCAAGCCTGAACGCGGTGACGCTGGCGCGCTCTGCTGTTGGCTTGGCTATGGCTACCGAGCGCAGCCAGTCGTCCATGCACGCTAACGGCCTTCGCCCAAGCGGAACTTACTCCGTGTCGGGCAACTTGACACCTGAGCAGCACGAGCGAATCAGCGCATGGATTGCACGCAAGAGCGGGCCAGACAATGCTGGCAAGCCCTTGGTGTTAGACCGTGAAGCAAAGTGGCTCTCAACCGGACAAACATCGATTGACGCCCAGCACGTTGAGACACGCCGCCTCCAGATCGAAGAGGTCTGCCGCGTCTATGGCGTTTTCCCGATCATGGTCGGGCACTCCGACAAGACGAGCACATTCGCCAGCTCTGAGGCGTTCTTTGCTGCTCACCTGATCCATACCCTGGCGCCATGGCACCGCACATGGACGCAGCGCATGGATGAAATGCTATTGGACGGGGCAGGCCCTTTGTTTGCGGAGTTTGATACCCGATACATGCGCGCCGGATCGATCAAGGACCGCGCCGTGTACGCCCGCACCATGGTGGAAATGGGCTTGATGAGCCCGAACGAGTACCGCGATGAAGAGGGCCGCGACCCACGCCCTGGTGGCGATGAGTACCTCAAGCCAATGAACATGGCTGGCGCAAACAGCCCAGTCTCTGGCGCTGACAACACACCGACCTGACAGACCACCGCGTCACCCAAACCCGCTACGGCTTGCCCTGGCGGGTTTTTTGTTGCCCAAGGAAAACCACATGAAACACCGCCAGCTTGAGCGCAAAGAGACGGCGGGCGGGCGTGAAGTCCGTTCGTTCTCGCTCGAAATCAAGGCCACGGATGATGGCACCGTTGAGGGCTACGGCTCAGTCTTCGGCGTCAAGGACAACTACGATGACGTGATCGCCAAGGGCTCCTTTGTGGCGTCACTGGCCGAGCACAAGTCAGCCGGGACCATGCCCGCGATGCTGTGGCAGCACGACTCAAGCGCACCGATTGGTGTCTGGACTGAAATGGTCGAAGACGCCAAGGGCCTGCGCATCAAGGGCCAATTGGCGCTCGATACGGTCAAAGGCAAAGAGGCGCACGCGCTGTTGAAGATGGGCGCGCTCAACGGCCTGTCTATTGGCTTTCGCTCCATGCCCGGCACGTCGAAATACAACGATGACGGCGTGCGCGTGCTGACTGCGATTGATCTGTGGGAGGTGTCCCTCGTGACATTTCCGGCCAACGAGAAGGCCCGCGTCACGAATGTGAAGTCTGCCGATGACATGGCGACTCCAAAAGATGCTGAACGAGCCCTGCGTGATGCCGGGTTCAGCAAGTCCGACGCGACGGCCTTTGTGTCTCGCGTCATGCGGATGGGAGAGGTGCGGAGTGAGTCCGTTGATTCGACCTCCAGCGCAATGAAGGCGGCTAACCGGCTGCTCGATTCCCTCAAATCCTGAAAGAAAGAAACACCATGAAGAACATGACCTTGAATGTGGCCATGGCTGCGCACTTTGCAGCCCTGCAAGCCAAGATTGCCCGCACCGTCGCTTACGAGAAGCGCGAAGACCCCACCATCAAGTCCGTGGCCGATGCCTTGGACAAGATCGCCACGGCCTTTGATGAGTACAAGAAAACCAACGATTCGCGCATCGAGGCCGTGAAGTCCGGCGCCAGCACAGCCGATCTGGACGCCAAGTTGGCCCGCATCGACGGCCACATTGAAAGCCTGGGCGAAGTGAAGTCCAAGCTGGAAAAAATGGAAACCAAGTTGGCCCGCCCTGGCGCCATGACTGGCGGCAAGCAAGACGGCGAAACCCAAGAGGCCGTTGAATACCGCCACGCCTTCCTGGACTGGATGCGCGCCCCTGGCGACCATGAGCGCCAGCAGAAGGCGGCTCACGCCTCCAAGGCCCTGGAAGCCAAGAGCAAAGACGGCCGTGAAACACGCTCGGCCCAAACAGTCACCTCGACCGGCTCCGCTGGCGGTTTCGCCTTGCCCGAGGTGATTGAGCGCCAGATCGCCCGCCTGTCGGTTGATATGTCGGCCATCCGCCAGATCGCCACCGTTCGCACCGTGGGCAGCCCTGACTACAAAGAGCTGTTCGACATCAACGGCGCTGGCTTTGAATGGCTGGGTGAGACTGACACGCGCAACCAGACAAACACCCCGGACATGGCGGAAGTCGCCCCGACCTTCGGCATGGCGTCGGCCAAGCCCCAGGCTTCGGAAGAGTCGCTTGATGACCTGTTTTTCAACGTCGAAGACTGGCTGGTTTCGTCGGCTGCTGAGGCAATCGCGCAAGGCGAGGGCGCTGCATTCGTGTCCGGCAACGGCACCAAGAAGCCCACCGGCTTCCTGGCTGGCCCCACCCCCGTGACCACGGCTGATGCTTCCCGCGCTTTCGGCACGCTGCAGTACGTCGCCTCTGGCAACGCTGCAACGCTGCCCACCAGCGCTGATGTGTTCTATGACTTGATCTACTCGCTGCGCGCCCGTTATCGCAACAACGCGCAATGGGTGACCTCCAAGCTGGTGTTGGCTGCGTTGCGCAAGTACAAGGACACCTCCAATCAGTACCTGTGGCAGCCCGCCTTGACTGCTGGTCAGCCCGCCACGTTCATGGGTTACGCCATCACCGAAGCCGAGGACATGCCCGCCATCGCCGCGAACGCATTCCCCCTGGCATTCGGCGACTTCAAGGAAGGCTACTTGATCGCCGACCGCGTGGGCACCCGCATCACGCGCGACGAGATCACCACTCCTGGCTTCGTCAAGTTCTACGTGCGTAAGCGCGTGGGCGGAAAGCTGCGCAACACGCAGGCCATCAAGCTGTTGAAGCTGGCTACGTCCTAAGCGAACCACAAAAGGCCCCTTAACCGGGGCCTTTTTCATTGGAGAGAATGAATGTTCAAAATCAAACAATCCTTCAAGTTCGCCCACCGTGGCGTTGATGTGGTCGAGTACGAGTCGGGCACAGAGCGCGCCTTTGATGACGCTGAATTGATCGAGGTGGCAACTGCAGAAGGCTGGATTGAGCCCGCCAAGGCGACCAAGGCCAGCAAAGCAGCCCCCGAGAACAAGGGCGAGTAAATGAGCCTCGTGACGCTGGATTCGGCGAAGATTCACCTTCGTGTTGAGGCTGACGCCACATACGAGGATGATCTGATTCAGGCCCTGGTGAATGCCGCTGAACTGTCGGCATCGGCTTGGTTGAATCGGCTGGTGTTCGTCGATCAGAGCGCCCTTAACGCCGCGATTGCCGCAACCCCTGCCGCACTCGCCGCAGCAACTGCCGCCTATGTTGCCGCCAGCGCTGCCGCCGATCTTGTGACCGATGAGATTGAGCAGGGCATTGCCCAGGCCGCTGCGGACACGACCTACGCCAACGCTCAAGCTGCAGCCCGCGCCACGAATTACGGCATGGTCGTTAATGACTCAATCAAGTCGGCCGTGCTGCTGACGGTCGGGCACTTGTACGCGAATCGTGAGGCGACGACGCCGCGCCAGTTGGCTGACCTGCCCATGGGTGTGCAGTTCCTGCTCCAGCCTTTCAGGGTGTACCCATGAATGCGGGCGATCTTGACAGGCGCGTGATTTTTCAGGCGCAAAGCGCCAGCGTTGATGCCATCGGGCAGCCGCTGAATGTGTGGGCAAACGTGGGCAGCGCATGGGCCAAGGTCAAGTTCATGACGGGGCAGCAGGCCATCAAGTCCGACGCCTCAACCTCCATTGCGCAAGCGTCAATTCGCGTGAGATACCGGGAAGACATTACGCCGGGGATGCAGGCGGTGCAGGGCGCATCAACCTACAAGGTGCTTGCTGTGTTGCCTGATGTGAGCGGCCGGGTGTTCACCGATCTTGTGTGCGAGGTCGTGTCGTGAGAGTCAAGATCAACCTAGCTCAATTCAAGGATGCGCTTGGCGAAGAGCGGGCGAAGTACAACGCAGCGGCGCGACCCGCAGCCCAGGCAGGAGCCCAGGTGATATACGACCTGGCTCGGGCAAAGGCTCCAGTCTCATCAAGCGGTCACTACTTCCACGGCACCAGCTTCAAGAAGACGGGCCAGAAGTACTACTTTGCAGCAGGGTCGCTCAAAAGCTCGATATATCAGGCGTTCTCCAAAGATCACAGCAGCGCCACGCGGGCGACCTATCACATTAGCTGGAACAGGACCAAGGCGCCTTACGCTTGGATGGTCGAATACGGCACATCGCGTGCGGCGGCTCACCCGTTCATGACGCCTGCAATCGTTGAAGGGCAGGCCCTGGCAATCCAGGCCATGCGCGAAGAGTTCGTAAGGCTGGTGAACGCATGACTATGGAATCCGATCTGGTCACGCTACTCAAGACGGCATGCCCTCGGGTGTTCCCCGACATTGCGCCAGCCACAACGGCGCGGCCATACCTGACGTGGCAAGGCATCGGCGGACAAACCGCCCGATACACAGAAAACACCGCAGCAAACAAGCGCAACACGCTGATGCAAGTCAACGCATGGAGCGCAACGCGAGCCGAGGCGCTCGCACTGATCCGCCAAGCCGAAGACCTGCTTTGTGCATCGTCGGCCTTTGTCGTTGACCCGCTTGGTGAGGCGCTTTCTACCTACGAAGAAGACACGCAGCTTTACGGCTGCATTCAGCGTTTCAGCATTTGGGCGACTCGATAGCCCCATGAATTCGGCCTGACGGCCACCAAAACGAGCCCCATCGGAGCAATTCGGCGGGGCTTTTTTCATGCCCGTTCGGGCGCAACAACCAGCCGGCCATGTGCCGGCTTTTCTCATTCCCGAAAGGATGAATCATGGCTCAGGTTCCAACTGGCAGTACCTTCTACATCGCTTCGGCATTTGCCGCAGCCAAGACCGTGACCGTTGTCACCAATGCGGCCGAGGCGGTTGTTACTGCTGTCGCTCACGGCTTGTCTGTTGGCGACTTCGTGGAAATGACAAGCGGCTGGGGTCGCTTGAACTTGCGCGCAATCCGCGTCAAGACCGTTCCAACGGTTGACACGTTTGTGCTGGAAGATATCAACACCACCACCACCACATTCTTCCCTCCTGGCACCGGCATTGGCTCAATGCGAAAGGTTTCCACCTTCAACCAGGTTACCACCGTGATGAACCCGGCATCGAGCGGCGGCGAGCCCAAGAACGTGAACTACAAGTTCATTGAATCGGACGTTGAATACACCATCAACGACGGTTTTTCGGCGACAAGCTACTCGCTGGACCTTGATGCCGACTCGATTGGAACGACCGGCTACACCGCGCTCAAGAGCTTGACTGATGTGCAGACGAACACGATCTTGAAGATCGTGACGCGCTCGGGCTCGGTCATGTTGGTTCCTTGCACGGTGGCCTTGAATGAATCGGTTTCGTTCCAAGACGGCCAGATCAACAAGGTGAAAGCCTCGTTCTCCGGCAACAACCGCGCCACTCGTTACGCCTCCTAAAGGCACCCCAGCACCGACTCGGCCCTGTTCGCTCTTCGCGGGGCGGCAGGGCTGGGCACGGGCTAATTCACAACCCCGCGAAGGTAAATCATCATGGCCAAGATCAAATTGGGCTCACGCCCGAAGAATTTCACCAGTGTCGTCAAGTTCCCATTGCTGGAAGGTGGCGAAGGCTCCATTGAAGTCAAGTTCAAGTACCGCACCCGCGTGGAGTTCGGCAAGTTCATTGACAAGCTGATGGACGCCGCAGGCGAGAAGCCGAAAGCCGATGGCGAGAAATTCAGTATGGCCGACCTGATGGAAAAAACAGCCGGCTCGAATGCTGACTACATCCTTGATGTGGTGGACGGCTGGAATCTTGATGAGGATCTGACCCGCGCCAACGTGCAGCAGTTGGCCGACGAAATCCCGGCCGCAGCAAGCGCGATCATGGAAACCTACCGGACTGCCACGACCGAAGGCCGCCTGGGAAACTA